GTTGTCGACGAAGACTGCTGCGTTCTCCGCCGGGCGTATCGCCATCGGAAGCGTGAGCGCGAAGTCGTTCGCCGTGTCCTGCGCGTTTGGGACGAGGTCGAGCTCCATGTCGAGGTCGAACGACTCGGTGGCGCCCTGCTCGACAAGGCCCGCGTTGGTCCATGCCATCATCGCGCCCATGGCGGCTCCGTCTCCCGTTCGCGCCATGCGAGCTCGAACGCGAACGCACCGGACCAGGCGACTTCAAGCGTGCCGTGCTTGAGCGGCTCGAACGCGTAGCTTCCGCCGCCCTTGCCGCCGTCCCTCACGGCCTTCGAGAAGACCGACTCGGAGTTGCCGTACGGGTCGTACAGCTTCGCGGTCGGCATGTCGGATGTGGCGTCGATGACGAGCGAGTAACCGCTCAGCACGGTCTGGTCGACCTCGTAGCGGTTCCTTCCAATGGTCACGTACGGGCTCGCGCACGGCCCGTAGAAGGTCAGCCTCGGCAACGCGCCGACCATCGAATCGACCTTGATGTACGCCTTGCCCGCGCTGTATCCGTAGTTGTGCTCGAAGTTGTAGTCGTGGTTCAGGCCCGTGTTGTCCAGCCCCGATGGGAAGTACTGCTTCGACTCCTTCCACCAGAAGCCGTCGAGCATGGCAACCCTCGCGTCCCTGGCGACGTAGCCGCCGTACGTGTCCGAGGTGGTCTCGTCGAACACGTAGCACTTCATACGCCATCCGCGGTACACGAGCGTGCCAGGCTTGCCGTTCTCCAAGTCGGCGTCGAACGCCCTCCTCAGCTCGTCGGCGTGCTCGTTGGAGGCTATGTAGGCCATGACTATCTCGCGTGCCGGGTTGGTGGCCCCACGCGCGCTCCTGTAGGCGAGCGTGAGCGACCATGCGCGCGAGTGTATGCCCGAGCCCTTCGGGACCATGGCGAGCTCCGCGTCGTGGAGGTCGTACTCTGACCCGTCCGTGCCGCTCACGTAGTAGACGTAGCTATCCATTGTTCACCACCTCGTTCACCATGCGGCCGAACTCGCGCGGCGTCGCAGTTGGGGCGTTGTCCCTGATAGTGGGGCCAAGGTTCTTGTCGATGTAGTCGATCAGCATTTGCGCGGCGATGACCGCGTTGGCGTTCCCGGCCGTCGCCTGAGCGGCGATTGCCGACAATGCGCTCGAAGTCCCGCTCCTCGAGAACTCGCTCGCGATGGCCGACGCTTCGGGAGTTGCGGCGCGCGCGAGCACGTCTGAAGCTCCCTCGACTTCACGCATGCCGTCGAGGATGCCGATTGCGAGGCCCTCGCTGACGTAGCGGCCTATCCTCCGCGTAACGCGCGACGGCGAGCGCACCTGAAGCGCGATCGACAAGCCAGAGGACACGCTGTCAGCGACTCTCCTCGCAGCCGATTCGGCGAGGTGCGCGTAGTCGTTGATGCCGTCGCGCAGGCCGACCATGGCCCAGTAGCCCTTCGAGTAGGAGTCGATGTTTCCGAGGTTGCTCGAAACGCCCGAAGCCACACCCGCCGCTACTCCCGCCGCGTTGTTGTTCCGCAGGCCGCTCTCGTATCCGCTCATGGTGGCGGAACCCGATTGGCTCGCCCTGCCTGATGCGTTGAGCGAGGAGCCGGTGCTCGAGCCGATGCCGGCGGCTATGCCGGGCGCGCCGCTCGCGCGGATCCTGGCCTCGAACGCTCCCATGGTCGCATTGCCAGAAGACTGGGCCTTGCCAGAAGCGTTGAGCTTGCTCGCGGTGTCGAGAGCCTTCGCGAGTGCGACCTCCGGCGAGTTGCCCGCCGCTATCGCGTCGTTGTACGCCTGCATGAGCGCCTGTCCAGCCTCGTCGGACATCCCCTCTGCCTTGAGGGACTCGACGACGCTGTTTGCCATGGCGCTCGCGGCCTCGGTCGGCTCCTTGCCCTGGGCGAGCGCGTTCGCGTACGCCTCGACGGCCGCATCGCCCGCGGCCTTGAACTTGTCGGGCAGCTCCGCTTTCAGCTGGTCCCAGTTGGATATCGCGTCTTGGATGGGCTTCTTGTCGGTGACGACGCCGTAGGCCCTCAACGAGTCCTCTTCGATGCTCGTCACGGCGTCGCCGTACTCGGAGGCGTATTCGCCGAACGCGTCGCCGCCGTCCCTGGCGTCGTCTGCGAGCTCCTGGATGATCTCCCCGGCGTTCTCTACGCCCTCGCTCCTTAGGTAGTCGACGAACTTTATCTTGGCGCTGTCGTCTCCCGCGACGCTGTAGAGGTACTCGAGGTTGTCGGCCCAGTTGTTCATCGCATCGCGGTTGTGCTCGAGGTTGTCCATGAACTCTTCGAGCGAGATGCTCGAATCAGTGTCGAGCCTGTTGAATCCGTCAGTTGCCTTGTTAACGGAATCCTCGACGGCCGCAGCGAACTCCTCTGCGGTGATGCCGCTCTCCATGAGCTTCTGGGCGAGGTTCTCTGCTGATACGCCTGATTCGTCCATGGCCGTCGCGAACGACGAGTGCTTCTCGCGCGCCTCCTCGATGGAGGACACGAGCCCGTTGATGCTCGTTGCCGCGTCGTTCTGTGCCTCTGCCTGCCTGCGCAGCTGCTCGGCGTATAGCGCGCTCTCTGTCATCTCGACGCCGTACATATCGGATGCGTATGCCGCCGCTTCGGCCATCGTCATCTGGCCGGTTGCGACCTTGCCGAGCGCGTCGTCGAACGCCATGCTCGAGTTCGCAGCTTCCCTGATCGCCCGCTCGTAGCCCTTGATGTTGTTTTCGTTTTCCTGGTAGGCTTCGTTTGCAGCCTCGAAGGCCATTGCCAGCTCGACTTCGGCCGTTACAGCATCGTATCCGTACTCCATCTCCCTCATGCGGTGCTGGTTCAGGATTTCGATAGCATCTGCTGCCGACAGGTTCTGCCTTGCCAGGTTCGCCTCGGCCTCAGCCAGGTTGTCGGCGAGGGTCTTGCGTTGCGCGTATGCGTCAGATGCCGCCGACACGTTCTTCTCGGCGACCGCGGCCTTGCCTGCTTCCGTCGCAACTTCCCTCCACGCGCCTGCCGTCGATTGCAACGTCCCCGTGGCGTTGTCGTAGTAGAGCTCGAGCTCGGGCACGAGCATGTTGAGCTCCGCTATCTTGGCCTGCATGTTCTGCATGTCGTCGGCGTTGTCTTTTGCGGTTGCGGAGAGGTTCTCTATCTCGTCGCATAGGTTGATGATCGCGCCGGCTTCGCCTTCCGCCTCTGATATCGACTTGCGGGCGTTCGCTGCCATTTCCTGCTGCTCTTCGGAGGCCTTCTTGATGTTCTCGTTGAACTCTCTGACAGAGATGTTGCTGTTCTCGAACGACGCCTTCTCGGCGTCCAAAGCGGCCTTCGCAGCCCAGGCCTCTTCGGAATTTGCGCCGTTTGCCGCCACCGCCTCGTCGTAGGCGGCGCTCAGCTCCGATATCTTCTCCTCCTGCTCGGCTGCAGACGCGGTTAGCTTGTTGAGCGGGTCTCTGGCATCCGCTATTCCCTTGGCAAGGACGGCCGTTCCGATTGCGAGCACGCCGATTGCCGCCACGCTCGCGAGGAGCATGCCGTTCGATATCCCGAGCGCCACGGCGAGGCCCATGGTCTGCGCCGTGAGGAACTCGGTTACCGTTGCGAGCATCGTCTTGCTGCCAGCGTTCCCGACCGTTGCGACAGCCGACGCCTCTTCGGCAGCTGCTTCCGTTCCAGTCGCCATCGCGTCGACCGACTTCGCCGCAGCGTCGAACTGCGCCGCGAGCGCGCTGTTGCCCATTGCCGCCGCAGACTCCGCCTGCGCCCTGGCAAGGGCCGCATAGGCCCTCTGCTGCGCGGCCGTAGCCGCGAGGTTCGCGGCCTTCGCCGCCGTCTCCTGCGCCGTGGCCGCGCTCGATGCGATGGTCATGTTCGTGTACGAGAGCTTGCCCGCCGTCGCGAGGACGATGGCCGTCTTGAGCGAGTTGAAGGTGCGGATGACCGCCGCCCCCGCGCCTGCGAAGAGCTGTATCGCCTTGACCGCCGGTCCCGCGATAGCGAGCATTGCGGTCATGGAGAGGATGAACGACTTGGTTCCAGCGTCCATCTTCGCAAACGCCTGCAGGAAGTTCGCCGCTCCCGTCACGAAATCGGAGAAGTACGGCAGCACCTCGTTGCCGATGGTGATTCCGACCTCGTTGAGCGCGTTGGTCATCATCTTCGTGCGCGATGCGGCCGTGTCGTAACGCTGGGTCGCCTCGCGTACGAGCGCCGTGTTCTGCTGCCATGCGATGTTGGCGCGCGCTATGAGCTGCTCGGTGAGCGAGCCTGCACGGGAAAGGCGCTGCATGGTGTCGACCTGGCGCATGTAGCTGATGCCCATGTCCTTGAGCAGCAGGTTGAGGTTGTTGCCCTCGTCTCGGAAGCTGCCCATTCCCTTGATGACCGCGAGCAGCGCGCTCGTGACGTCGGTCTCCCATGCCGACTTGAACTCGGATGCGCTCATGCCGGCCGTAGATGCCCACGTGGAGAGCGTGTCGCTGTTGGTCGCAACGTCCTTGTCGATGCGGTTCATGATTGTCGAGATGGCGTTGCCGCCCATCTCGGCCTGGATGCCGACCGCCGAGAGCGATGCGGCCAGGCCCAGCACGTCCTGCGCGGTCATGCCGATGTTGCGGCCCGTGCCGGCGATGCGCATCGCCATGTTCATCATGCGGTCCTCGGTCGTTGCCGAGTTGTTTCCGAGGTCGACGATTGTCGCGCCGAGCCTGTCCACGTCGCCCTGCGCCATGTTCGTGATGTTCATGAACTGGGCGAGCTTCAGAGAGCCCTCCTCGATGTTCATGTCGGTGCTCACGTCGAGGTCGGCCATTACACCGGCGAATTTGGTTAGATACTGCGTCGCGATGTTGAGCTGCCCGCCAAGCTCCATGATCCTGTTGATGTCGTTCACGTCGACGGGCTTCACGAGCGCGAGGTCGCGCGATGCGCGCGCAAGCTGCTCGTATTCGGCTTCGGTGGCGATGATGGTCTTGCGGACGCCTGCGAAGCTGCTCTCGAAGTCGTACGATGCCTTGACGGCCGCGTATCCGACGAGCGCGGCGACGGCCGATACCGTCATGAGCTGCGTGCTGACCCTGGACAGCGTTGTGCTGACCTTCTGGAATCCTGCGGCGGCGCGCTGCGCGCCCACCGAGGCTGCTGAACCCGACGAGATCATCTGGGAGCGCAGCTCGGCCATCCTCAGCTCGGTCTGGGTTATCTCCCTCTGCAGCGCCTGGAACTGGCGCAGCTCGGCCTGCGTCATGGTGCCGACCTTCGCCTCGAGCTGCGAGTGCGCGGCCCTCAGCGTCGCCAGCCTCTCGGCCGTCTGCGCGTACGCCCTGTTGAGGAGCTGCTGCTGCCTCGTGAGGAGCGCGGTGGAGGTTGGGTCTATCTTGAGCGCCCTCCCCACTGCCGTGAGGTGGGAGCGCAGGGTGCCAGCCTCGGCCCTTGCCTGCCTCATGGCCTTCGTCAACGGCGTTGCGTCGCCGTTGATGATTACGGTTAGACCTTGGACGTTTCCGGCCATGAATGCTCCTTATCAGCCGAACAGCTCCCTCGCGGCCTGCCTGTCCGGCTCGACCTGCTCGAAGGTCCACGCGTCGTTAAGGTAGGCGCGCCCCTTCTCCGTGGAGTCCATCTGGTAAATGAATGCGTCCCTGCGGAACCGCAGGTAATCGAACAGGGGGAGTTCTCCCACCTGCAGAATCGTCATGTTCGCCCACTCGGCAACCATGTGGTCGTCTCCCGTGGGCACTTCGTATCCGTGTCTCCTGCCGCCGTCCCCGTCGTCTTGCTCGACGGGAGCCCGCGGCACGGTCAGTTTTTTGCCCTCACCAGCTCCGTGACGAAGAACACGTATCCGCCGATGAAGTCGCCTACGTCCTCGAGGTCGAAGTCGACCGACTCGAGGAACTCGCGGGTTATCTCGCGCTTCTCCAAGTTGTTCGACATGACGGTTGCGACCGCCTCGAGCGCCTTGCCCGTGTCGTATTCCTCGGCTGCGAGCTCGCCGCGCGCTATGTCGTCGATGTCTCCCGCGATGTCGGAGAGCGCGTCATGGGCCCTCTTGGTGGGCGGTAGCACCGATATCTCGAAGCTCCCGTCGTCTCCAAATGCCCTCTTGAGCCGCTCCCACGCCGTCTTCGGCGCGGGTGCCGGCAAGGTGATCGCGAGGACGTCGCGCTCCCTGTGCGCGTAGTCCATTCCCTCGTACCTCATGCTTCCTCCTCGTTAAAAGCGGGGGCCGCTCGCGCAGCCCCCTTCACCCTGTTTTACCTATCCGGTGACGCCGGTTGCGCCTGTCGTGCCCGTGGTGCCGGAAGCGATCTCCTCGATGTACTTGAGGAGGTGTCCGCTGTCGTCGTAGGGCTCGCATGCGAAAGTCGGCTGCGCGACGGTGCCGTCGGTCTGCGAGTAGGCCAGCTCGAGGCCCTCGGTGTTCTTGCCGACGCCCATCCACCAGCAGTCGCCGTCCTGGGCGTCCTCGTGGTGCAGGCACAGCACGTAACGCTTGCCGTCGTCGTTGTTGACGCCGCCGATCTGCGTGGTGCGCTTGCCGTCGGCCTCGGACGAGGAGGCTGTCGAGACGATCTTCTCGATGGTCTTGCCGTTCCAGCCGAACATGCCGAGCTGGATGGTTGCCGAGTCCTCGGAGAGGATGGTCTTCTTGAGCAGGCCGAGGTCGTCGGTGACGGTCTGGGTGGTCTGCTCGTACTTGACGGTCGCGCCGTTCTTCGTGTAGCCGAAGCGGTTGCTGTCGACGCAGATGGTGCTCACGTCGGGCAGCGTGCCGTTGAATTCCGCGATGTACGCGGTTGCGGAGCCGATGGTGATTACCTTCTGCTCCGTGCGCTTGCTTGCGTTAGTCATTGGTTCAACTCCATTTCTCGATGTACTCGCCTTCGATGCCGAAGACGGTTTCGAACGTTTTAGTGTCGTAGTTCGGCCCGTTGCAGGCGATTGACGTGACGCCGACTCCGTGGGCCAGGAGCGCGTTGCGCAGCTCGTCCCTGCTGGTCGTCGGGAGGTAGCTGTAGAGCCTCACGGAGAAGCTGTGACGCGAGACGTACACGTTGCGCATGTCGTCGTAGTCGATGCTCTCCACGTCGGTGATGACCGCGTAAGGAGTGGGGCTCTGGGGCGGTTTCAGCGGGTACCACCCCTCCTGCTTGACCTCGATTCCGCAATCGTCGAAAGCGGCCTGTATGCTCTCTGGGATCATGGCAGCTCCTTCACGATGTTCGGCACCACCTCGGCCTGCGCCCGCGAGCACGCGAGCGCGAGCCATGGGAACGCCTTGGTGCGACGCCCCGAGTACTTGCCGAAGATGTAGAGCGAGTGGCCGTTGACGAGCAGGTGGGTGAGGCGGTGCTCGGGCGAGCGCACGTACCACATGGCCTGGTGCCTAGCGCCCTCTCCCTTGCCCTTCCATGCATGCTTCTTCGCGAACGTGCCGCCGGCCCTGTGCTTTGGGAAGCCACGCCACTTGCCGCCGTCGACGTTTGCCGTGGCCTTCGTCTCGGCGACCATGTTCTTGGCCGTCCTGTCGATTCCCCTCTTCATGGCCGTCTGGGCCTGCTCCGAGTACGGGTTCAGTATCTGCTCTGACAGGACCACGTCGATGTTCTCGACGGTGCAGTAGTGGTTAGTCACGGGAAACACCCCTCAGCGTCACCTTCTTGTGGCGGTACTTGAAGTCGTCGTAGTAGCGGATGTCGAAGGCGTGCCCGCGCCAGACGATCCTGTAGTTGGGCATGTCGTACTCGATTGCCTCGAGCGCCTTGCGGTACCTGAGCACGAACACGACGCGCTGGTACGACTGCTCTCCGCCGTCGTCGAGCGCCTCGTAGGAGTACTCGGGGTTCACGTCGAGCAGGTGGCATTTCAGATAGTCGTCCCAACCGCCCCCGTCGTTCGCCTTCTGTATGGCGATCGGGCTTCCAACGCTCATCGGTCGCCCCCGTAGCCGTACTCGCACCTGAGCTGCGTGATGAGGTCGGAGGAGAAGCGCGACATCGACGACCACACCTTCTGAGTGGTCCTCTCGACCGTCGTCTGCCTACCCTCCCATGCGTCGCATGCCATCTGCAGCATCAGCTGCATAGCCCTCGGGTCGTCCTCGAGGCCGTCACCGGGCTCGTAGCCCTCCTGCCCCTCGGTGCCTGACTCGGGCGTCCCTCCGACGGCGCCGCGCAACGTGAGCTGCACGACGCCCAATATGAGGTCCACTTGCGCCTTGATGTCGGCGTCGTTGTCGTAATCGTCGGTTTCGAGGCCGACGTGCCTGCAGACGTCTTGTGCCGTGATCATCGCCGGCCCCCTTTCTCAACCTAGCCAGTGGTGCCCGTCGCGCCCGTCGCGCCCGTCGTTCCCGTCGTTCCAGTCGGGGCCACGAAGCCCTTGAAGAACGCGTCCTCGTCGCGCAGCACGCAGTCGAGGCGCTCGATGGCGCGGAACAGCGTGAGGTCTTCCTGGAACGCATTGAGGGCGTTGTCGGAAGGAGCGGTAGCGGTGTTAGCCATGTAGGCGACGTCAGATGCCTTGATGGACAGCTGCATGCGGTCGAACAGGCGAGCGCCTTCCTTGAGGTCGCCGATGTAGAACGGGACGCCGTTGGAGACGTCGTTCGCGAGGACCGCGTTCGGGACCACCGAGACGGGGATGAGCAGCGAGCCTGCGGAGACCACGCGGTCGAGCGGGTCGTTGTTGGCGCGCTTGAGGATGTAGTCGCCGTCCAGGTTCTTCTGCTTGTCGAGCCAGTCGAGGCCGCTGTCGTTGGTGACGATTCGGCTGGTGGGCGCGAAGGCCTGGCCGAGGTCGACGTTGACGATGGTCTTGATGTCGTCGATGCCAGCGATTGCCTTGGCGGTAGCGGGGTTCGAATCGCGCGTGTACTTCTCGTTGAGCGCCGCGAGGACGAGCGCGTTGCGCGTTGCGCGGCTCTCGCCCGCGATCCACTCGACGAGGATGTTCACGATGTTAGCGTCTGAGTCGGCCAGCAGCTCGTTGGTGACGGGGAACACGCCTGCGTACTTCGCGATCGCGTACGTGTAGCGGTCGAACTGCGGGGTGGCCTTCAGCGGGAGCTTGCCGCCTTCGTCGACGCTCGAGAAGCCGGTCTGGCTGGCGCGCTTCTGGTATGTGCGTGCGCCGGAGTTGGTCGTGACCTTCTCGACGCCGACCAGCTGCTCGAGCGAGAACTCCGCCTCGCGCAGCTTCTCGACGCTGGTGACGATGTCCTCTGGCACGGTGTAGCCGCCGTCTGCGTTCGTGCCTTCCTTCATCGCCATGTTGAACTTGGCGCGTGCCGCGGCTGCGAACTGCTTGACGGCCTTGTCGTAGGATGATTCCTCGACGGGCGGCACCGCGGACTCGTGCTGCTTGACGGCCATGGCTGCTTCGGCGTCCATGACGCGCTGCATGGCCTCCTTCTCGGACTTGAGGGCGTCGAACTCGTCCATGAGCTCTGCGCGCTCCTCGGGGCTCTGCGCTTCCTTGGCAGCGTCCAGCTTGCCCTGCATCTTCTGCAGGATTTCCTTGATGGGATCCATCTGTGTTCCTTTCTTACTGGGATTGCATGTCCATGTAGGCCTGCGCGATGCGCAGGTCCGTCATGTCTTCTTCTCCGGCCTCTCCGGCCGCGTCGGGCAGTTGCTGTTCGAGCGTTGCGACGACCCTCTCGGCGATTTCGCCTACATCGGCGATGACCTGCACGATGCAGTCATTGCCTTGCAAGAGGCGCTGGCTGACGAGCCGCTTCGCGCTCTGCGAGGCCTTTTCGCCTTCGATCGGGATGACCTCCGTCGCGAAACCGCGTTCAAGGGCCGTGTCCGAGCCGATGAACGTCTCGGCGTCCATCCACTCGTCGAGCTCCTCTTCGGTGAGGTCGGTCGCCGCGAGGTAGATTCCCTTTGAGATGTCCGTGATCGTGTCGAGGTCGTCGGCGTCCTTGCGCAGCTCCTCGGAGTTGCCCGCCGTCGCCATCCACGCGTTGTGGATCATCAGCAGGCTCGCCTCGTTCATGACGCGCTCGTCGCCTGCCATGAACACCACGCTCGCGATGGAGCACGCGAACCCGTCGCAGACGGTCCTCACGTGCGCCGAGTGGTTCTTGAGCGCGTTGTAGATCGCGACGCCCTCTGCCACTTCCCCGCCGTAGCTGTTGATGCGGACGGTGATCTCGTCGACGTCGTCGAGCTTCGCCAGCTGCTTGGAGAGCGTGTAGCTGCTCACGTCGGACTCGAGCCACGGCCAGCTCGTGATGTCGCCGTAGATGACGATGGACGCCGATTTGCCGTCGACGTCCATCTGGTAGTAGCGTTCTCTCATTTATTCTTCACCTCCCCCGCCGTCGTCGGGGGGCGCATCGCCCGATGTGTACTGGATTCCCGCCATCGCCAATGGGATGAGGTTGCCGTTCGCGTAGAGCACGTCGCCGCCCTCCACGGTTGGTAGCTTCAGCCTGCGCCTGGCCTCGTCGGGGGTCATAAGCGACCCCTTGACAGCCACGTCGAGAGTCTTGACCTCGGTCTCGAAGCTCGCCTTGAGCGTCGTCGAGGTGTCGAACGAGACGTGGAACCCGCTCGAGCGGTCGTCTGCCGACAGGCCCTTGTACTCGACCTCCTCCTCGTAGCCCTTGGTGATGAACAGGAGGGTGTCCGTGTAGAACGCCTCGTTCTGGGCCTGCGATGACGCGTACGACGTCTTCGTCATGTCGCCAATCTGCTGCGGCTTGATTCCGAACGCCGACGCGATCTGGATGGCGTTGTACTTCTTCAGCTCCTCGAACTGCGCGTCGGAGAGCTTGATGTTGAGCGGGGTGAGCTGCGTGCCGACCGGAATCGGGATAACGTTGCGTATCTCGTCGTCGGCGTACTCGCCGTTGATGTACTTGGCGATGTTCTTGGCGAACACCTTCTCGGAGTCCGCGTTTATCTCGCCCGCGTACTGCAGCACGGCCTTGCCTGTCATGCCGCTCGAGATGAGGGAGTTGTGGAACTCCTGGGCGCTGAGACCGCCGCTTACGGTGCCGGCCAGGCGGTCTATCATCGGGATGCCCATGATGCCGTCCACGGTGTCTGACGAGCGCATGTGGAGCACCTCCGCGCTCCTCAGCACGCGTATCCTGCCTCCCGTCGACCAGAAGTAGTAGACGTCGGGCACCTCGTCTATTGCGCAGGTGCGGTCGTAGAAGACCTCGACCTCCTCGTTCGGCATGAACCACAGCTCGTACATGTCCCTGCGGGTGCCCGAGCCCTTTATCCACGCGAACGCGTTACCGTAGTGCAGGCGGTGCCGCTCCATGCACGACCAGAACTGCGTTGCCGACATGAACCTGTTCGGCCTGAGCCTGAGCACGTCGTGGAGGGGATGGTCCTCCGCGTCCTCGACGCCGCCCTTGTCGGTCGTGCGCGTGAGCTGCACGGGCATGCGGCCTATGGCCTCGCTGATGATCTTGAGGCACGTGTAGTACGTGGCCTCCTGCATCGCGTCGGGGTCGGCGTCCGAGTCGAGGCCGAGGAAGTCGGCGAGCGCCTTCCATGACGCCATGGAGTCTGACTTGACCGACTGCTGCACGTCCTTACGCTCGTATTCCTCGGGGAAGAAGAACTTCCTGAGCCTTTCAAGTGCCATTAGCTCCATCCCATCATGTCCAGGTAGCTGCGCATCTCCGCATCTACGTCGACGACCTCCGCCTCGCGCTGCGCTAGCCGCACGAAATGCGCGTCTATGCACGCGTCGACGGGGTCTATCCTTCTGTGGCGCGCGTCTCCGCGGCCGTCCATCTTGTCAACCTTGCACTCCCCGAACGAGTTGTACGTGAGCCTGGCGTTGACGAAAGACCAGCTCAGAAGCTCGTTTGCCTTGTCATAGGCGAACATGTCGCTCTTGACGAGGAGCTGGACGTCGACCGTCGCGTCGTTGAGCGACTTTGCCGACTGCACGACCTTCACGAGCGGCGCCCCGAACTGCTCGAGGTCGGCCGTGAAGGCGTCTGCGTTGTGCGGGTCGTACCCTATTCCCTGAACGTCTAGCTCGTATTCGCCGACGACGTCCACGAGCTTCGAGACGATGAACTTGTAGTCGTTCCTGAAGTCGGTCTCGCCGCCCGTGACGGTTATCAGTCCCGCGCGCTCCCACACGTCGTACGGCGCGATGTCCGTCTGCACGTGCTCGGTGAGCCTTCCCCTCGGCATGAAGCTGTGGCTCCATAGGTAGGCGCCGCCGCCGTGCTCGAACTCGAGCGCGACCGTCGTGAGGTCGCCGCCGCTCGATAGGTCGACGCCGACCCAGCACCTTTCGCCGCGGAAGTCCTCGAGCGTAAGCTCGGTCCTCGCTCGCTTCCACTGCTCCGCGTCGACGAAGCTGTTCTCGGTGCGCGTGACCCAGATGTTCATGCTCTTGGTGAGGAAGTCCCTCAGCTCCTGCCCGCCCATGTCGCGGGCGCGCTGCGCGTCCTCCCTCAGCCTCTCCATGCCGCGCTCGGTGGATGCCAGGCGCGGGTTGGACTTTATCCAGACGGACTCGTCGAACGGGTCGTCGGCGTCGTCGAGCGTGTAGATGTCGGCGAAGAAACGCTCCGCCGTCACCACGCCGCGCAGTATGTTCACCGCGTAGCTGTCCATCTCGTACGCGAAGCTGTTGATGTCGAAGCCGCGCGTCGTGATCATGGATATAAGCGACTGGTCGAGGTCCCTCGTGCCGTTGTCGAGCGCCTTGTAGACCGAGTTGTCCTTCATCTGGTGGAGCTCGTCCAACGATGCGAAAATCGGCCTGAACCCGTCGTCGAGGCCGGCCTCCTTCGAGAGCGCCTCGATGGTGCAGTGCGTCTTCTCGGCGATTATCAGGTTCTTGTAGTCCTTGACGGTGAAGCGTTTGAGCAGCCGCGGGTCGGCGCGGATGAACTTCGCCATCTCCTCCCACACGATCCTGCTCTGGCGCTTCTTGGTCGCCGCCGTGAAGAGCTTGCCGTACTTGTAGCCCGAGAAGCCGGCGATGTAGGTGCCTATGCCGCCGTTCTCGAACGACTTGCCCTGCTGGCGCGAGACGCTCTTGTAGCGCGTCCTGAACCGCCAGAAGCCGGACGGCGTGAGCCATCCGAACGTGCACCCGACGTCGAAGGCCTGGCAGTCCTGCAGCGTCACGCGCCGCCTGCCGAAGCCCTCAATCACCTGAAGGGTCTCGAAGTAGTCGATGGCCCTCTGAGCTGCCTTCGGGTCCCACCAGTACGGGAAGCCGTCGTCTCCCTGGCGCCTCAAGTCGTCGAGGTGGCGCTTGCACGCGAGCCTGTGGAGCTCTCCGTGCACTCCCTCGCCCGACGCGACGCGCTCGGCGTAATCAGTTACACGGTCCATCATTCGAACCTGTCGAAGGCGTCTTCCTCGGGCGGCTCTGGCTTGCGTATGTCGAACTTGAGCCTGCTCGAGACGTTCAGCCCCAATGCCGTGGCGCATGCCTGCACCTGCTTGAACGCCGTGTCCTGCTGCCTCTGCAGGTTGACGGACGGACCGCCATCCTTGAGTGTCTTGCGCAGCTTCTTCGAGTAGGCGATGAACACCTGCTCGCATATCACGTAGCGCGCGAGCTGGTCGGCGTCGAGGGCGGTGCACAGCTGCTCGTCGACCGAGTGGAGCAGGTCTACGATCTCGAAGAAACGCTTCCTGTCCCTCTCTTCCTCGAGGTACTCGGGGGCGTCAAACTCGGTAATCGGACACCTTACGGCCGCTTCCTGAGCTGCCCTCTCCGCCTTCTCGGCCTTCGAGCGGTGCCCTTTCTGCATCGAGAGCGGTTTCCTCGGCCTTCCTGCCATCAGAGCCCTTCCATCCGTTCCTGAACGTGCGACCGTGCTTGAGGTTGTGCATGTGGACGCACAGGTACTCGAGGTTGTCGAAGTCGAAGCGCCTCTCCCAGCCTTCCGGCTCCTGTATCGGTACGACGTGGTGAACGTCCTCGCCCCACCTGCCGCAGCTGCCGCGCTTCGGGCACCTCTCGTCGCACTCCTCGCTCCTGTAGCCGACGGACTGCGCGTACTTGCGCGCGGTCATCTGCCACTCCTTCGAGCGGTAGAACCTGCGCGTGCGCCCGTCCTCGGTCGCTTTCCGCGATTCGTACTCGGCCTTGTAGTCCCTGCCGCGCTTGCGCGACTTCCTCGCCGCCTCCGAGCACTCCTCGCACAGCGTGGAGCCGTTCCCGACGGGTTTGAGCCGCTTGCAGCGCGGACAGAGCTTGAAGAGCATGTCAGACAAGGAACTGGGCCATGCAGTAGCCGTGCTGGACCTTCGCCCAGCCGTCGTCTACCGATTCGACCGTCACTTTCGATAGCGCGTCGAGCACCCCGACCACGGGGGCGTTCTTCGACGGCCCCATGCGGAGGTTGATTCCCGTGAAGCCGTCGCACTTGACGGTCATCTCGCGCGGGAACCCGCTTTCGGCTCCCTCGATGAGCGCCTGAAGCTCCGCCACTGTCGCCTTGCCCGGCACGTCGATGCCCATCTCGCCGCATTTCGCGATCAGGTCTGCCTTCTTCGGTTTGGACGCCATCGGTCCACCTCCATTCCCCCTCTGAGGGTGGCAGCGCGCGGGGCGAGGAGGTGAAACCCCGCGCGTGCCTTTCGCGTTGTCGTTGAAAGCGCCTACATGACGCCCTGCTTGTAGCGGAAATAGTGCTCGCAACCGCTCCACGGGTCTGCGTACACGGGTATCCCCAGCTGATTGCACTGCTCGCAGAAGTAGAGGTCCTCCGAGAGCGTGCCGCGGTGGTCCTCGTAGTCGACCCACCTGAAGTACGGGTGCCGCATGCGCCTGAAGACGTCGACCTTGATGAGGGCGCAGCCCATGCCGCCGCCCCTGACCCTGAAGACGTCTGCGCCCGTTGCGCGTATCGCCTCTATGTCGCGGTCGTATAGCTGGTCGTGGTAGCTCCTGCCGTACTCGCACAAGCACGTCTTGCCGTCGAAGCTGCCCTGGTGGGCGTAGAAGCCCAGGCACACGTCGACGTTGTGGGACACCATGCGCTTCAGCGCGCCGTCCGGCACCACTACGTCATCGTCGTTCATGAACAGGTAGTCGTATCCGCCGTCGATGGCGATGTCGGCTATGCGCGTCCTCCCCGGGGCGCACCCGTAACCGTGGAGCGAGCCCTTCCTGACCTCGTGGCCGTCGAGGACGAGGTCCATCACGTTGTTGGTGACGCTGTCGGCCGCGTCGAGCCATCCCTTGCCGTCGTAGTTGAGCGTCATCGCGAGGATCCTCATAGCAGGCTCCTAACCAAGTCGACGACGCGCTCGGTCGAATGGCCGTCGCATGCGCCCGCCATGAGCTCCATGCAGCGCCTCTCGACCGGCCCCATGCCGGACAGGAACGCGCACCTGAAGCCCTCGACGAGCGATTTCTCGTCCGAGACGGCGATGGAGCAGTAGTCGTCCGGGTAGTTCAGGCACATTCCCCTCGTCGACACGTACTCCCGCCAGTCCGGGCAGAACAGGACGCCTGGCTTGCCCATGAGGAATCCGTCGGCGAGTATCGTGGAGTAGTCGGTTCCCAGCACGTCGCAGTCAATGACGTACGGGACGCTCGGCTCGTCGGGGGATATCTCGACGACGCGCTCGAGCTCGCCTCCGGAAATGGGGCTTCCCGACATCATGTGGCGCTTGACGTACACGGTCTCGTACGGTTCTAGCAGCGAGTCGACCGATGCCCAGTCGATGGCCGGCGCATTCGGCTCCCATCCGGCCCTGAAGCTCGGGGCGTACAGGTACGCGCGCCGCGTTTTCGCCATGCAGGTGCCGCCGTCGCCCTTCTCCTTGCCGAAGTAGGCGTCGGTCCTCGGCATCCCGAGCGGCAGCACGCGGTGCTGCGGTATGCCGGCCTGGGACGCCGCTATCGGTATGCCGGCTGCTCCCGTGACGATGAAGTAGTCGACCTGGGCGGTCTGCTCGGGCGTGTAGTACCTGACCTTCTGGTCGAGGCCGTAGGTCTTGCCGCCCGTTATGCCATGGCCGACGTGCACGACCTTGCACGCGTCCTTGCCGTGGATGGTCTTGAGGAACTCGTCGGTGACGACGACCTTCCTGCCGTCGAGCTCGGCGTTCTCGGCCTCCGCGCACCTGCCGTTCGGCGCGATCCTGGCGAAACGCTTGCCGCCGTCGAAGGCGTCCCACACGGCCTTGAGGTTCTCGGCGCGCTCCAAAGGCCTCGACGACGTGAAGAGCACTTCTGACATGCGGCCCCTCCTCTTGAAAAGAAAAGCCGCCCTGTCGGACGGCCTGTTTTCGGTTCGGGGCCTTTTCAGCTGGCTCCCGCTCATATCATGATACCGCTTTTCGGTTATTTTCCACTACAGTCTTAGAGGAAATGGAGCCTCCTCACAGCCGCCGCGACCCTGACCAGCGCGATCTCCTTCTTCTGGTAGAGCCAGCTCGCCGTGTAGTACATCCCCTGCCCTTCGAGCTCCTTGACGACCTCCGGGACGTCCATGTCCTGCATGTAGTAGTACCTCAGCATCGCGGAATCGAGGAAATCGCCCTCCCCGTGGGCCTCCATGTCGGAAATAGCGGCCTCGCAGCGCGTGAGCGTCTCTGAATAGCCCCTCTGGGTGTCCTTGAGCCTGTCCATGAGCTCGGAATGCTCGGCGATCGCGTTTATCAGGGCCTGCTCGACCGCGTTCTCGCCTCCACCCGACACGTTGGCGCCGTCGTACTTCTGCGCCGAGAGCATGTTCGCCGAGTCGGATATCTGCGCGACGAGCGACGGGATGGCCTTGCGGATGCGTTTCGCGGAGTGGAAGAGCTCGCATGCCGCCTCGTAGGCGGTCTGGTCGAATTCTGACAAGCGGAATCCTCTCTTTTGCCTGCTCAGACACGGTAATTATACCGTCGCCGACCCCTTCTCCACTGATTTTGGGGAGTTCCGTTTGTGGTACCCGCCATCTCGAGAACGGGCCTTTGTTGCGCAAAGTGCTCCCCCGTGCGCCGTTCCCCCTGGTCAAAGCGCAGAAATCGGCCACCCCCCTGGGTTTGGAGGGGTGCTCTCCCGCGCGTAACGCGCGCGTATGGGCCGCGCGCGGGGGCGTGGGGCGGTGGGGGTGGGGGGCCGCGCGGCGCGGCGGGGTGGTGTCAGCCGTTGCAAGGGTACCCCCCTATGCGTTGCGTGCCGTGCTGCTCTCCCCCTCCGCGGCGGGGGGCGCGTGGCGCGGCGTGGCGGCGGCGCGTGGCGCGGCGGCTCGGGTCGCTGGGCGCTGGCGCGGCGCTGGCGTGGCGGGTTCGGTTCGCCTCCCCCTCGTGCGTTGTCGGGGCGCGCCCCCTCGGTGCTCCGTGGCGGGGCGGCTCGTGGGCGCTGCGCGGCTGCTGCGCTACCACCTGCTGCGCTGGGGAGAGGGGGGACTATAGGGGGGAGTGGGGTCCTCCTTGCTAGTCACCCTCCATGTTCGCCCCTAACCCCGTTCGCCCGTGGCCGTCGTGCGGCGTGGCGCCGGCGTGCGCTGCGCCGTGGCGGGCGCTCGGCCGTCGGCGCCGGCTCGCGTGCCGCTCCCCCTCCCCTCCCGAGGGGACCGCCTCACCTCTCCGATGCGGCGGGCCGTCCGCACGTCTCCCCGAGGGCGTGGAGGGACGCGGCGCGTGGCGCGCCGTGGCTCCGTAGCTATGCGGTTGTCGTTCGGGCGTTTACTCCGATGGATCGATTACGAGGGCCGAGGGCGGCAGGTCGTCGGCGGGCACGGCGGCGAGGGAGTAGCCTGCCACGTCGGCAAGCGCGGCAAGCGTTGCGCTGTTCACGTTGCCGCCTTTGCGCTGGCTCTGCTCGATAACGCTCGCGAGATAGTTCGGGCTCCTGCCCATGCGCTCGGACAATGTGCGGCGGCTTTCGCCTGATGCGTCGATTATGGCCGTCATGGCTTCAAGTGTATTCACGGGTTCCTCCCTTCGCCCATCTGCGATTATACCGCCTTCCGCCTCAATGCTCAATCTCGATTGTGTAGACTATGTGGAGGTGTGCTCAATCGTTATTGACTGCTCAATGTCGATTGAGCTATCCTTAGGCCACGCCAAGCGGAACGCGCGAGATAAGCGCGGGAGACCTTGAGAACCGAATAGCCAGCCTGATAAACCGCCTGAGCAAGGTAATGGAGACCAGCGAAAGAGAAGCGGCGGCGTAACGGGGCTGGGGCGAAAGCCCGAAACACAGGCGAATCACACGAAGCGCACCGAACGCG